CTAGTTGCATCTACAGCTACAGGTCCAACAGGTCCAACAGGTGCTGCCTCTACAGTAACAGGTCCAACAGGACCTACTGGGGCAACAGGATCAGGTGGAACTGGACCTACTGGACCAACTGGTGTTGGCTGGACAGTTTATCAAACAACTGGTTATATTTCTTATGCAGGTGCAACTGGCTATAACATGGCAGCTGGACAAGGAGCATTAAATAATGCTACTCCACCAACAGCTTCTGGTTCAGGATTAAATATTGCAATTGGCGCAGACTCAATGCAAGATATTACTACTGGTGGTTACAACCATGCATTTGGTGTTCAAACATTGCGTGATGTTACAACTGGTGCAAGAAACGTAGCAATAGGATTCCGTGCACTTGGTGGTAGCGATTTCTTTGGTAGTGGTTTAACAACTGGTGTTCGCAACATGGCAATTGGTCACTATTCATTAGGTTTAACTAATGGTGACAAGAACACAGCAATTGGTGAAAACGCAGGATTCTATAATACAACTGGTAGTAGTAATACGATGATTGGCTCATATGCTGCAATCAGTCTTAGTACTGGTGATAATAACGTAGCAATTGGTGCAAATGCTATGTATTCTAATTCATATCCAGGATTTGGAACTATAACTGGTGATGGCAATGTCGCTATTGGTAACAATACACTAGGCAAGTTAACAAGCGGTGGTTATAACACAGCAATTGGTACTCAAGCAATGTATTCCAATACAACTGGTTCAAGTAACGTAGCAATTGGAAACAATGCTTTATATACAAATAGTGTTGGCAATGCAAACGTAGCAATAGGCATTGAAACTTTATATTCGTTTAACGCAACTGGTATTCCACCAAACGTTGCCATTGGCAATAAAGCATTATATTCTACAACAACTGGCGGTGGAAACGTAGCTATTGGTTACTATGCTGGAAAAGACAATACAACTGGTTCAGGTAACGTTGCAATTGGAATTAGTGCATTAGAAAATGCCACTACAGCAGGTGACGTTGTTGCTATTGGTAACTTAGCCGCAGAATTAAATAATGCAACTGGAATCACAGCTATTGGTTATTGGGCTCTTAAGGCAAATACAACTGGTACTCACAACGTAGCAATAGGTTATGCTTCCATGTATTCAAATACCATTGGTGATTCTAACACTGCAATTGGAGAGTATGCATTAAGGTCAAATACTACTGGTACAGACAACACTGCAATGGGTTATTATGCATTAAATGCTAATAATGGTGAATTAAACACAGCAGTTGGACACCTTGCTGCATATAGTACAACTACGGGGATACAAAACACTTCTCTTGGTGCAAATGCTGGCAGAGGAAACACAACAGGAAGTAACGTAACATCCATTGGTTATTATGCAGTGCCATCTAGCACAACTGTAAGCAATGAGTTTACCCTTGGTAATGCTTCAGTCACTAACCTGCGTTGTAATGACCAAACCATTTCATCATTATCTGACGTTAGAGATAAAACTAATATTGAAAACATTCCAGTAGGATTGGACTATATTAAAGCAATGCGTCCAGTTATGTTTGATTGGAATCGTCGACCATTTATAACTGAAGATGGCGATGAAATTATTAATGAAGTTTTTGTTGGAAGAAAAGACTTTGGTTTTATTGCTCAAGAATTGGATACGGTTCAAGAAACGTTTGGTTATTCAGACCATACAAGACTGGTTCATAAAGAAAACCCAGATGCATGGGAAGCAGATCCTATGAAGACATATCCAATTTTAATTAAAGCAGTACAACAACTGTCAGAACTAGTAGAAACTTTGACACAAAGAGTGGTAGAATTAGAATCTGGCATTACTAGTTAAGTAAGCAATTACGAGGGAAACAAATGAAGCAATTCTTTTTTATGGCTGGGATGCAACGTTCTGGCGCAACAATACTTAGTGCAATATTAAATCAAAATCCAGATGTGTGGGTTTCGCCGGCAAGTCCATTATTTAGAATGATGCTTACGCAAACACAAAGTCACAATGAATTAGAAAATTTAGATTACAATAGAAGCTTTGCAATAGATGACACCATTGCAACCATTCCACACGCGTTTTACCAAGACAAGTCAGCCAAGTATATTATTGATAAGAATCTTAATTGGCCAAACCCGCAAGGTATAGAAGTCATAGCTAAATATATAACTAAGAATATTAAAATAATATGTCCAGTAAGAAATGTTTTAGATGTTATAGTTTCATTTGACACAATCATTAATGCTCATCCCGATTCTAAAAATAATCAAATGGATGAACAAGTGTTAGCTTCAACGTTTTCCCATATGCCATTAGCAGATAGAAGAGCAGACTTCTTAATGCGCAATGATAAAGATGTAGCTTTAAGTTTAAATTTTATGAAGCATGCCGCAGTACCAGAGTATCGTCACATATTTCATTTTGTTGAATATGATGACTTTATAAGTAACCCAGAACAGGAGATTAATAAAATATATGACTTCTTGGAAATTCCGAAATATAATCACAAATTTGAAAACATTACTGACAGCTCAGGCATCTCGAGAGAATCTCTTACAGGCATCAAGGATCTACACACGATTCGACCCCAAATGCAAAAGCTGTCTAAAAGACCGCAGGACGTGCTCTTGCCAGAGACGATAAAGAAGTATTCAGGATTGGAGTTTTGGCGTGAACTTAGATGAACTCTTAAACGAATATAACTTTCGTAAGTGCCGTGGTCCAGAGAACGCAACACCAGAAGAACTAGCAGAAGCCTTTGCTTTCTTCTGTGAAAACTATGCATTTATTAAACATCCTAACAAAGGACGTATTCCTCTTGTTCTAAGGAACGCGCAAAAAGAAACTGTTAAAGTATGGTTAGGTGAAAGATATACTATAGTTCTTAAAGCACGTCAGATCGGATTCTCTACACTGGCTGCAGCATACGCCTTCTGGATTACCTTCTTCTGGCCAGACAGATTTGTGGTCATGCTTTCAAAGACTGAACGTGAAGCTGCAAAACTTTTATCTAAAGCTAAATATATCTACAAGTTCTTGCCAGACTTCATAAGATTATCTGGTCCAGAGATGCTGCAAAATAACGTTCTTAAGATGTCATTCGGTAACGATTCCGTAATTGAATCAATGCCATCTGCTAATGAACCTGCTCGTGGTGAATCTGTATACCTAGCCATCATTGACGAAATGGCATTCTTACCTAACCCTGAAGAAGCCTGGGCATCTATTGAGCCTATTGCTGACGTAGGTGGTCGAGTAATCTGTCTGTCTACTGCCAAGGGTGAAGGTAATATATTCTTTAATTTGTGGCATGGTTCCCAAACTGGGACTAATCGTTTCCGCGGGATCTTCTTTCCATGGTCAGCATCAGACCGTGACCAAGCCTGGTATGACGCGCAAGCTGCAGAACTACCACCATGGCAGTTGCACCAAGAGTACCCATCAAATCCTGAAGAAGCCTTTATTCGTTCGGGTCGTCCAGTATTTGATATTGATGCTTTAATGAAGTTTATAACTGAAGCTCCTAAAAAAGGTTTTAATAAAAAGCTTTCAGATATTAGGAACTCCTATATGTTTGAATCCTCTGGAGGACCTTTATCTATATGGCAATTGCCGCAAGCAAGAGCTAGATATGTTATTGGTGCTGACGTTGCTGAAGGTCTAGCTAGAGGTGACTATTCTTCTGCTCATGTTATTGATGCTAAGTCTGGACAGGTTGTTGCCCATTGGCATGGACACGTAGACCCAGACAAATTTGGCGAAGAAATATTATATGCATTAGGCTTCTTTTATAATGAAGCTTTAATAGGTGTTGAGTCTAATAACCACGGTTTAACAACTTTAACATCTTTAAATAAAGCTAATTATATTAATCTTTATAGACAGCGTCAATTAAATACACGCCACGCAGAAGCAAGCGAAAAGCTGGGTTGGCGCACAACAACCTTATCAAAGCCTTTAGCCATAGACGAACTCAATGCTAATCTAAGAGATGGTGCTTTAGATCTTAAGTGTGAGTTTACT